ACTAACCAACTTTCATTAACCAAGGGCCTACGGGCCCTTTTTTTATGGCCGCTCGAAAGAGCCGCTAGGGATATGTATGTCTGAAGAAAACCAGGAGCAGTCTTTCGAGGATGCTTTTAACGAATTGGTAGATGGCGATACGCCAGATACTGAAGCCAATGCAGAGCCTGCGGGCGAGGAGAGTGAAGATGCCGTATCACAAGGGCAAGAAGAAGAAGAAGAGCAGACCGGGGCACTAGAGCCGGAGGAAGAGCCGGAAGAATCTGAAGATCCTGATCCGCTTAGAGAATTAGCCGCAGCCAAAGAAGAGCTGCAGCGCTGGCAACACAAATATAACTCTGACTTAGGTAGGCAGAACGCTTATCAAAGGCAGATACAAGAGAAAGACCAACTGATAGCTCGACTACAGAGCACTCAGTCGGCAAACCCTGGGGTAGTCAATAAAGACTGGGCGACCTTAAAAGAAGATTACCCGGACATAGCCCAGGGCATTAGCGCATTGATTGAAGAAAAGGATGCGCGTCACGCGCAAGAGATTCAATCACTCAAGCAATCCCTTGAGCCAATACAAGCTCAAGCGAAAGAGTCTTTTGTAGCACAGCAATACCAAATCCTTGCATATGAGCACCCAGATTATGCAGAGATTGCCGCTTCGCCTGAGTTCAACCAATGGGTTCAGACACAGCCGCACAATGTCATACAAATGATGGAAAGCGACAACGCGGCAGATGCCGCTTATTTGTTGCGAACCTACAAGAATGAGATGTCACCTGGTTTACAGGCGACCTCAGAACTGAAGCAGCGACGAGAGAAGCAGCTTCGCCAAGCGCAGAACGTCCCTTCCCGGGGAGGGCGATCGCAACAAGTCATGCCGCCTGATGATGATTTCGAGGCCGCGTTTGACTACTTCGCAGATCGCTAACCCACGGGGATATCTGCACCTGACTAACACCGCTTTACACCAGCGACGTAGAGATGCCTTTTTGCCGCGCAAGCCGCAAGCCCAGGCTGATCTCCCTCTTTGGTTCGGTGAGTTGTCAATTAAACCCAACCCTTAATTGCCAAATCAGTGATCCACATAAAGGAGATTAACCATGGCAACTTCAACCTATAGCAGTATTTCGCAGCGTACTAATGCCTTCGCTGCGAAGGAAATGCTCGCACACGCTGAGCCTATCCTCTGCCTTTCTAAATTCGGCATGCCCAAGCCTATGCCCAAGAACAAGGCCGACACAGTAAAGTTTCGTCGCCCCGTTCCGCTGGCAGTGGCAACTACTCCTTTGACAGAAGGCACTCCGCCCACTGCAAAGGCGCTGACGTATGAAGATGTAACTGTTGTGCTCTCGCAGTATGGCGACGTCGTTGAAATCACCGATGTTGTCCATGATCTGGCGGAAGATCCTGTATTGAAGGATGCCGCTATGATGTGTGGCGAGCAGGCCGCTGAGACGATTGAAACCCTCATGTGGGGCGTTCTTCGTGGTGGCACTAACGTGTTCTACGCTAATGGTGCAGCGCGAAATGCGGTTAATACCGTAATCACGCTGAACAAGCAGCGAGCGATCACTCGTCAGCTCAAAGGCAATCGCGGCAAGAAGGTAACTTCTATGCTGTCATCGTCTGTGAAGTTCAACACCAATGCAGTAGCGCCCGCTTTCATTGCGTTCGCGCACACTGATCTTGAGTCAGACATTCGTGGTTTGACGGGCTTCACTCCTACCGAGCAGTACGGGTCAATGCAGGCGCTGCCTTACGAGATCGGCAAGGTCGAAGATGTACGTTACATCCTCACCCCTGTTCTGAGCTCTTTTGCTGACGCTGGTGGCGCTGCTGGTGGCAACTTTGTTTCCACTACTGGCACCAACGCTGACGTTTACCCGGTCGTTTATGTTGCGAAGGATGCTTATGGCCACGTTGCTTTGAAAGGTGCCGAGGCTATGACTCCTACCATCATCAACCCCGGCCAGCTCGATAAGAGCGATCCGCTGGGTCAGAAGGGAATGGTTGGCTGGAAAACCTATCACAAGGCTTTCATTGCTAATCAGTCTTGGATGTGCCGTTTGGAAGTAGCCGCTACTGATCTTTAAGTAGCACAAGCAGTAACCACAGGGGCCTTCGGGCCCCTTTTTATTTTTAGCCGCCTTCGGGCCGCAGGAGATCAGTATGTCTGACATCAATCTGTACAACCTAAGTCTGGAAGAGCTCAAGGAGCAAGCAAGAATTCTAGGGATCGCCATCAGAGGCAACCCAAGCGCAGATACGTTACGCGAAAAAATTCGCGAGGCGGTAAACATCGAGCCGGCGGCAGATGCAAAGCCTGTAGCCGAGGAAGATTTAAACCGCAAGAAAGACTGGATAACGGTTGTTATTGCAGAGGATGAAAACGATCAGCACCCCGTATTCGTTGGGGTGAATGGCAAGAATTATTGGATTCGCAGAGGGGAGCCGGTTCCAGTGCCGCCAGAGGTGGTAACGGTTCTGCAGGATGCAATCCAAGTTGGGATGGATTCAAAAGGTAAAACCACTACGAAGCCAACCTACCCATTTAGCATAGTGAGGTGACATGAACTATTTGCAGCTCTGCCAACGGCTAGTGCAGGAGACGGGGATCGCTTATGACGGCCCCGCTACGACTGTAGGCCAAGTTGGCGACATGGGCAGGGTTGTAAATTGGGTGAACGATGCCTGGCTCAAAATTCAGTCCATGCGCTCAGATTGGAACTGGATGTGGGCAACAGGCACGGGCACTCTTACTGCCGGCACTAACACCATTACCTTGCCCTCGACAGTCGAGACGATTGATCGGGTGTCGCTGGGCGAGAACTTTCTTCAGTCTGAGTATTACAACGATTTTGCGGACGTTTACCGCAACATCCAGAGCGGAGATCCGTCCGTTTATACGATCCGCCCGGATGGTGTGTTGTTGTTTAACGCGCAGCCGACAGAAAACAAAACTGTTACTTACGAGTATTACAAGGTGCCCACTTCGATGTCGGCGACCACGGACGCCCCAGGGCTACCCAGTCGCTACCATATGCTGATTGTTTATGAGGCATTGAAGAGTTACGCCCAATTTGACGAAGCCCCGGAGCTCGAGAAGCGAGGTTTCCTTTACTTCGAGGAGATGCTTGCCGACCTAGAGCGCGACCAGCTTGCGCGCATTGTTGCGCCTGAGTCGCTTGCATGAGTATTCAGCTCGAGTATTTTCCTGCGGCTGGTGGCTTGAACCAGGAAGCTCCACCCCTTTCTCTGAGCCCCGGAGAGCTCGTAGACGTCGCGAATTACGAGTGCCTACCTAACGGTGGGTATCGTCGTATTTTTGGTTACGAGCTGTTTGACGGCCAATCAACGGCATCTCAGTCCGTACCCGGCACTGGGCCAGTCAAAGGCGTCCATATTTACCAGGGCGATGTCTACGCAATCCGCGAAGATGGCACGAACGCCAGGATGTACAAGGCGACTGCCTCGGGCTGGACGCAAGTTAATTCGGCCAAAACGTGGTCGCTGAACGGTGATTTCCGGTTTGCCAATTACAACTTTGGCGGTCAGGACGATGACCAGAAAATGTATATCGTCAATGGTATCGATCAGGCGACTGAGTTTGATGGCTCTGTTTTTACCCTGCTTAGCACTGGTGCCACCCAGGACAACCCATCATTGGTGGTTGGATACAAGAAGCACCTTGTTCTTGGAATCCAGTCATCCCTCCACATTTCTGAGATCGGCAACCCGAATGGCTATACGGTGGCTGGCGGTGCGGCTGAGATCGCGGTTGGCGACACGCTAACCAATCTAAAAGAGCACTCGAGCGCATTGATCGTCGGGTGCGAAGATTCCACCAAGTCACTGTACGGCTCATCTGCTGCGGATTGGCAGCTCGACGATCTCAATAAGGCCGGAACCTTCAAGGGCACTATGATGTCTATTGGCGGTCAGGTGGTCGGCCTAGATAGACAGGGCTTAATGAGCCTGGCGGCGGCACAGCAGTACGGTAACTTCGCCTATGCGTCGTTGTCCGGCAAGGTAAAGACGCTGATCTCTGAATTTACTGCCAGCAGTGTTGCTGTGCTCAATCGAGCAAGCGGTCAATACCGGCTGTTTAATGGGCAAAACGGGTTGTATTTTACTTTTAACGGCCCGGATCTAGTAGGTGTGACCAAGACCCGGTTCCCCCATGAGGTGAAGTGCGCTGCTTCTGCGATTGACGAGACAGAAACAGAGATTTCGGTATTCGGTGCTGACGATGGCAACGTCTACAAGATGGATACTGGCTACCGCTTCGGCTCCAGCAACATCTATTCATTCATTCTGACCAACTTCACTGCTTATCAAGGCCCGACCATCCGCAAACGATACCGGCTAGTTCAGCCCGATATCCGGGTGGAAGGCTCGCCGATACAAGTAGTGGTTAGAGCGACAACGGAGTATGGCCTGGGCAATCAATCTGCCGGCACATCTCCTCTTTTGTACACATCTCCTGGATCCCTGTGGGACGTCAGTGAGTGGAACGAGTTCTCCTGGGG